AGCGGCGCCAAGTCGGCCAAGGACGCCTTCGCCGACTTCGCCCGCTCGGTGCTCGCCGCCATCAACCGCATCGCCTCGCAGAAGCTCGCCGAGGCGCTGTTCGGCAGCCTGTTCGGGGGCGGCGGTGCGGGCGGGTTCAGCCTGGGATCGCTGGTCTCGTCGTTGTTCCAGGGCTTCGCCGGCGGCGGCTACGTCACCGGCCCGGGCACCTCCACCAGCGACTCGATCCCGGCACGGCTCTCCGCCGGCGAGTACGTGCTCAACGCTGCCGCCGTGAAGCGCGTGGGCGTGGCGTTCCTGGAGGCGATCAATGGTCTCTCCGGCGGACCGCGCATCCAGGGGCCCCGGCTCGCCTTCGCTGCCGGCGGGCTGGTGCCCGAGACGCCGCCCCCGCAACCGCAGGGCCAGGGCGTGCGCATCGTCAACGTGATCGACCCGGCGATGGCCGCCGACTACCTCAACTCGTCCGCGGGCGAGAAGACCATCCTCAACATCCTGCAACGCAACGCCGGCGCGGTGCGACAGGTCCTGCGCTGAAGGCGACGATATGGCATTCGAAATCGGCACCGCCGCCAACCATGTGGATCTCTTCGAACGACTCGTCACGTTCCTGAGCACCGGACTCGGGGCATCGGAGAACTGGCAGGTGCTCCGGTACACCGGGGTCTCCGAGATCGACGCCAGCTCCTTCGTGGTCAACTGGGAACCCTGGACCGCCTTCAAGGGCCCGTACCATGCGCACGCGAACGGCTGGGCGACGGCCGTCGGGCACTACGCCAACAGCTGGCTGCGCTGGAAGATGGTTCAGCCGTTCGACATCACCCGGCTGACCCTGGTCGGCAGCGCCACCGCGAACCAGTCCCCCAGGGACTTCACGCTGCAATGGTCGGATGACGGGATCACTTGGACCGACCGGAAGGACTTCACCGGTATCACCTGGGCCAACAACGAAACGAAGGAATTCACGATCGATGGCACCTCGCCGGGCGCGAAGTCCCACTGGCGAATCTTCGTCTCGGCCAACGGCGGCAACACGACCAGTACCGTGATCAGGCAGGTGCTGCTGCCCGAATGGCAGATCTACCAGGACTTCAACCACGCGCGCCGGCCGGCGGTTTGGTTCAAGGCGCCGGGCATGACCGGCTTCGATCCGTGCTACATCAACTTCCAGCTGTACGATCGCCCGACCAACGATTACTACAACATCGCCGTCACCGGCTGCACGGGTTTCGTGGGCGCCGCCCAGTTCGACGATCAGCCGGGTGCGCTCACCGCCCTGGCGATCCCGTTGTGGAATCAGCCCATCCCGTATTGGTTCAGCGGCAACGGCCAGCGCGTCATCGTCTCGGCCAAGGTCGACACGGCCTACCTCTCGAGCTACGCGGGGAAGATGCTGCCCTTCGGCACTCCCCAGCAGTATCCCTACCCGCTGCTGATCGGCGCGCCGCTGCCGTCCGCCTCAGGGACGCGCTACTCCGACAGCGCCGTGAACCTGCCCTACAAGGGCAATCGGACGACGCTGAAACTGCGCAAGAACGACGGATCGTGGATTCAGCCCCAGGCCTGGCCGTACTCGAAGACCACGACGTTCCGCGACACCAACGGCGCTTACCCCTTGCTGCCGATCACCCTGTACGACACGTCGAACACCTACGGCGTGCTTGACGGCATCCATTTCGTCACCGGCTTCGGCAATGCGGTCGAGAACACGGTGACCGTGGGGACGGAGACCCACGTCGTCCTGCAGGACGTGACCCGCAACGGGCTCAGCGACTTCTTCGCCTTGAGGATCGGGTGATGGCCTATCAGACCGGCGTCATCACCTCGGCCGCAGACCTGGTCGTCGCCATCACGGATTTCGCGGTGGCCAACGGCTGGACGGCCAACGGCAACGTGTTGAGCAAGGGCGGTACCTACATCCGTCTGACGGCGCCGAGCGCTTCCGAGGTCCGCATCGAGGGCGCGAGAAACGGCAACTTCGTCGCGCCCGACCTGTGCGGGCGTCATTCCCGGATCTACAACACCGCGTGGCCGGCCTCGGCCACCTATCACCTCGCGGCGTTCGACAACCCGGATACCGTCTGGTGCACGATCAACTTCGCCGTAACCACTCACCAGCACATCGGCTTCGGCACGGTCGAGAAGTACGGCAACTGGGCTGGCGGCGGATGGTTCCATGCTCAGCACACGCCGGCCTCCGCGGACGGCGGCGTGTGCTCGCTCATTGACGGCTCGCAGCAACCCTACTACCCGAGCAGCCCGAGAGAGTGTGCGCTCTTCTGGAGCCCCTCCATGCGCGACTCCTGGAACGGCTATTACCAGGAGAACGCCGCCAGCAATCTCCACTGCGAACTGCGAGGCTACGTCTGGGAGCCGCCCATCGGGAGCACGGCGATCGGCGTGCATTGCCCGACCATCGTCTCCCCGATCCACAAGTACAACCCGAACGTGTTCAACGGCCAGACGGTGCTGACGCCGTTCCAGTTGTTCCTGCAGAACACGGACGGCCACTACATGAGCATCGGCCACGTCGGCCATCTGCGGTTCGTGCGCCTGACCAACTACAACCCGGGCGACGTGATCGAGCTGGGCACCGACCGCTGGAAGCTCTTTCCCTGGCACATCAAGAACGCGGCCTATCCGGACGGCAAGCAGGTGGCCTACAGCGACGGCAACTACAGCACGGGGCTCCTGGGGGTCGCCGTGCACTACGACGGGCCCTGATCGTGCCGGCCCTGACCGGGTTCTATCCCACCGCGTTCCTGCAATGGACGCGGGACCACTTGAACGTGGTGCCGCTGGACCAGCTTGGCGACGCCCTCTACGAGGATCGCCGGGCCTCGGCGATCCCCGTCGGTCGATTCGGCCCGCTCACGAACAACGCGCCGGTCGACAGCAGTCCCCGGGCACTTGCCGGCGTGCATGCGCGCAGCTTCGTTGAGGACTACTACTACCGCGTGCACGTGCGGCCGAATCGCATCGACCTCGGCAACACGATGTCGGTGCAGACGCGCGAGGTCGAGGTGTGGAACGCGTGGTTCGAAGCCAACGCGCTGGCCGACATCGTTGCCACCAACGCCGAGGGGATGACCCTGTCCGGTCCCTCGGTGCCGCCGACAAGCTTCGGACCGCTCGAATCCCGGATCTATGTGCTGTCGGTCACGCCGAACGGGCCGCCCGTCGTCAATGCCGCGTTCCGCTTCGACTTCGCGCTCGACGCGCCCGTCCTGCGGGCGCTCGGTCGCCGGATCGTGGGCTGGGTCTTCGCGCCGGATTGGAGCGAGCCCGTCATCGAGCGGCTGGAGTGGATGACCGACGTGATGGAGTCCCATGTCGGCGTCGAACAGCGGGTACGCCTGCGCGCCGAGCCGCGCCGAAGCTTCGAGTACCGCGTACTGCTGGGCTCCGATCAGGCGCGCGTTCAGATGGAGAACCGGCTGATCTCCTGGCAGGCGCGCGTGTATGGACTGCCGGTCTGGACCGATGCCTCGATCACCGCCATCGCCATCCCGGCCGGAGCGACGAGCCTCGCCGTTTCGACGGCGAACAAGGATTTCGTGGTCGGCGGCATCGTGGGGCTGGTGAATGGATTGCGCTCCGAGTTCGCGGAAATCACCGCCGTGACCGCGAACTCGGTGACGCTCAATGATCCGATCGCCGACGACTGGCCGGCCGGGACCAAGATCGTGCCGGTGCGATCGGCCCGGGTGCAGAACGACCTGGGCGTGGCTTACCTGACCGACGCGATCGCGGCCTCCCGGCCTCAGTTTCAACTGGAAGAGGAATGGCCGATCACGCCCGCCTCCGAGTCGCAGGACTACCTCGGCTACCCGGTGATGCTGACGCCGCCCAACTGGACGGAGGATCTCGAAGGCCGGTTCGGGCGGAAATGGCACGACCTCGACTACCTGACCGGCCGCCGCGTGATCGATGACCTGACCGGTGTGGCAGGTGTGAACCGGACGCACCGGTGGCTACTCGTGGGTCGTGCCGCCGTCGCAGCCTTTCGCGCGTGGCTCGCGGCACGGGCGGGCAAGCTGAAGCCGTTCTGGTTGCCGAGCTTCCAGTCGGACCTCGCGGTCGTCGCGCCGGTCGGCGGCACCGACGCCTTTCTGACCGTGGAGAACCGCGGCTACGCCGAGGGGCCGGTGGCGGCGGTCGGCCGGCGCGATCTCCTGATCACCACCGTTTCGGGGGCGAGGTTCTACCGCCGCATCACCGCCGCCTCCGAGATCGATGCCGCGAGTGAGATGGTCGCGATCGACGGCACGCTCGGCACGACGCTGCAGCCCTACCAGTTCCAGCGGATCTCCTTCATGCATCTGGTGCGGCTCGACACCGACAACGCGGAGATCGCACACGTCACCGACGAGGTGGCCGAGGTCGTGCTGCCCTTGCGAAGCCTCCGGGACGACCTATGACCTACGCAGACCGGGAGGTTTCGACCGATGCCGCCAGCCCCGTCGAACTCTACGAGTTTCGGCGCGGTTCGAACGCGTGGCGCTATACCAGCGCATCGCAGGACGTCGTCTATAACGCCTTCAACTACACCGCCGTGCTCCTCAAGCGGGGAAGCATCGAGCAGACCAATGAGATCGGGCGCGCGGGGCTGCGGATCACCCTGGCCCGGGACGTGGAGGTCGTCGGCGAGTTCATCGCCACCCCGCCGTCCGAGGTGACGTTGCTGACGGTGTACCGGCAGCACCGCAACGATCCCGAGACCGCGGTGGTCTGGATGGGGCGCGTGCTCAACGCCGAATGGCGCGGCTCCGAGGTCGAGCTCAATTGCGAGCCAGTCTACACGAGCCTGCAGCGCACCGGTCTGCGGCGGCTGTACCAGCGCAACTGCCCGCACGTGCTCTACGGCGGCCTCTGCCAGGCGAGCCCCATCGTCCATCGGGTGCAGGGAACGGTCGGGTCCATCGCCGGCACGGTCGTCAGCGTGCCGGCCGCCGCCGGCTTCGCGCCCGGCCATTTCGCCGGCGGTTTCGCCACCTGGTCGGCCAGCGGCATCACCGAGAAGCGGATGATCGTGGCCCATTCGGCCGACAGCATCACCCTCGCGGCGGCGCCGCCGGGACTCTCGGTCGGCGCAACGGTCGTGCTCTATCCAGGGTGCGATCACACCCTGAGCACCTGCGAGAGCAAGTTCGGCAACAGCGCCAACTTCGGCGGCTTTCCGTTCATTCCCACCAAAAACCCCTTCGGGGGAAGTCCGATTTACTGAGCGTGTCCCATGCCCTGGATGCAAATCGTCGTCTGGATCGTCACGGCGTTGATCCAGTACGCCCTCGCCCCCAAGCCGCCCCAACCGCAGGCCTCCGAGCTCAAGGACTTCGATGCACCGACTGCCGACGAGGGGCGTCCCGTGCCGGTGGTGTTCGGAACCGTGCTGGTGAAGAGCGCCAACGTCGTGTGGTACGGCGACCTGCGCACGACGCCGATCAAGTCCAAGGGCGGCAAGAAATGAACGAGCTGATCGTGACGCATGCCGACATGCGTTCCCTTGGGTACTGCAACCGGGGCGCGCGGGAATGGTTCGCCCGTCACGGGCTCGACTGGTCGCGTTTCATCGACGAGGGGCTGCCCGCGGACGTGTTGCTCGCCACCGGCGACAGCATGGCCCAGGACGTGGTGCAAGTGGCAATTCAACGGATGAATGCCGGAGGAGAGGATGGGCGGTAGAAGCAAGAGCGTCACGGTCGGCTACCGTTACTACCTCGGCATGCATCTGGCGATCTGCCATGGGCCGGTCGACGCCGTCACCGAGATCCAGGTCGGCGAGCGGCAGGCCTGGAGCGGCAACCTCACGGCCAGCGGGCGCATCACGATCAATGCGCCCGAACTCTTCGGCGGTGAAAAGCGCGAAGGCGGGATCTCGGGCGCGGTGGATGCGGCCTTCGGGGAATCGACGCAGGGCGCAAACGACTACCTGGCCTCGACGATCGGAACCCCGCAGCCGGCGTATCGCGGCCTCCTGAGCCTGATCCTGCGCCAGGTCTACATCGCGGCCAACAACCCCTACATCAAGCCTTGGGCGGTGCGCGTGAAGCGCTGCTTTCGGGCTTGGTACTCGACCAAGGCGGAAATCTCGGGCGCGGCCAATCCGGCGCACATCCTCTACGAGTGCCTCACGAATTCCGCCTGGGGCATGGGGTATCCGACAGTCAGCATCGACGACGCGAGCTTCAAGGCGGTCGCCGATACGCTCTCGTCCGAGGGGTTCGGGCTGAACCTGATCTGGCTGCAGCAGAGCACGATCGAGCAGTTCGTGCGCGAGGTGCTGGATCACATCGGAGGGGTGCTGACCACCTCGCCCTCGACCGGACGCTTCGTGCTCAAGCTGGTACGGGCGAACTACGCGGTAGCGAGCCTGCCGGTGCTCGATCCCACCAACGTGATCGAGCTGGAGAGCTTTCAGCGCGCGGCGTGGGGCGAGACGACCAACGAGCTGGTGCTCATCTACACCAAGTCGGACACGTTCAAGGAAACCAGCATCACGGTGCAGGACCTGGCCAACATCCAGGCCCAGGGCGCGGTGGTGTCGCAGACGCGGCGCTATCCCGGCATCACCTCCGATGCCCTGGCAGCCCGCGTGGCGATGCGCGACCTGGCGGCAGTATCCACGCCGCTCGCCAAGGTGCGGCTGAAGGTCAATCGACGGGCCTGGAGTCTGACGCCCGGGGACGTGTTCAAGCTCTCCTGGCCGACGCTCGGCATCGAGAACCTGGTGATGCGTATCGCCGCCATCGACGGCGGCACGCTCACGCAGGGGGCGATCGGCATCGACGCGGTCGAGGATGTCTTCGGTCTGCCGGCTGCCAGTTACACCGCCCCACAGCCGCCCGGCTGGGTCGATCCGGTGCCGGCACCGTCGGCCGCCAGCCCGCGCCGCCTGGCCGAAGCCCCGTACTGGGACATCGCCCGCACCATGAGCGCCTCCGAGCTCGCCTATCTGGACGCCACCGACTGCTTCCTGCAGACCTTCGGCGGACGTCCGGCGCCCGGCGCGATCAACTACGAGATCCACAGCAAGACCAGCTCGACCTCGAACTACATAGAGCGCGGTCAGGGCGAGTTCGCGCCCCACGCCGTACTCGCCTCCGACATCGGTCAGGCGGTCACCAGCACGCTGACCTATCACAGCGAGGTGGACATCGATCTGGTCGCCGTGGGCAGCTACGCCTACCTCAATGACGAGGCGGTTGCGATCACGGCGATCAACGCCAGCGCCAAGACCCTGACGGTGAACCGGGGTGTGCTCGACACCGTGCCGGTGGCGCATGCGGCCGGCAGCCGCATCTGGTTCGCGGACGGTTTCCAGGGCATCGATGCCACCGAGTACGCAGTCGGCGAAACCGTCAACGCGCGGCTGCTGACCGTCACCGGCAAAGGCACACTGGCACTGGCCTCGGCGCCGACTGACTCCCTGGCGATGAACCGACGCCAGAACCGTCCCTATCCGCCTGGCAACCTGAAAATCAACGCGGCGGTTTATCCGGCAACGGCGAAGGGCGACCTCGCGATCAGCTGGTCACACCGCGACCGCCTGAGCCAGACAGTCAGCCTCACTGCGCAGAACGCCGGCAACATCGGCCCCGAGTCCGGCGTGACCTACACGCTGCGGATCTACGGCGAGTCGGGCAGCCTGCGCCGCACCTACAGCGGGCTGACCGGCACCAGCCAGACCTACACCCTGGCCAATGACGAGGCCGACTCCGGGCTCGGCCGCCCCAACGCGCAGTTGCGCATCGAGCTCGAGGCAAACCGCTCGGGCGTGGCGAGCCTGCAGAAACATTCGGTGAGCTTCGAGCGCGCCGGCTACGGACTTCACTACGACAAGTACTACGGAGGCATCTGATGCCCGCAAGTCTCGACCCAAACCTCGGCCTCAACTACGGCTGGAGCACCGGCGAGTCCGGCTGGGCCGCCGGCATGGACGCCAACCTCAAGCGCCTGGGCGCGGTGGTGGGGCTGTCCGTGAAAGATCGCGACCTCGTCACCCCACCCGCCAGCCCCGCCAACGGCGATCGCTACATCGTGCCGGCCGGCGCCACCGGCGTCTGGTCCGGCAAGACTGACCAGATCGCGGTGCGCATCGCGGGCGCCTGGGAATATCACGTCCCGAAAGTCGGCTGGGCCTGCTTCATCGAGGACGAGGACGTGCTCGCCGTCTACAAGCCTGCCGGCTGGAGTGCCGGCCTACCCATCTGAACCACCGCCCCATCCCGCTATCTCGAACCCGCCCGCGTGGCGGGTTCGTCGTTTGGCTACGGCATCACGTGGCTGCGCCACATGAGCCTACGCCGCAACTTCGTTGTCTGGAGACACCCGATGACTGAAGAAGCCAACCCCGCCCTCGTGGAGAACACGCTGCTCCTGCGCCGCGAGGACTTCGAAGACCTGCTCGACCGCGCCGCCGAGCGCGGGGCCGAGCGGGTGCTGGCCCACCTGGGCCTCGAGAACGGCCACGCCGCCCGCGACCTCCGCGAGCTGCGCGACCTGCTCGAAGCCTGGCGTGATGCGCGCCGCACCGCGTGGCAGACCACCATCAAGGTGGTCACGACCGCCATCCTCGCCGCACTGCTGGTCGGGGCCGCCATCAAGCTGAAGCTGATGGGAGGTGGCCAATGATCGAGACCCTGCTCGGTGGGCTGCTGGGCGGGGCTTTCCGTCTCGCGCCGGAGATCCTGAAGTGGCTCGACCGCAAGGGCGAGCGCAGCCATGAACTCGCCATGCAGGACCGGCTGCTTGCGTTCGAGAAACTGCGCGGCGCCCAGCGCATGGCCGAGATCGGCGCCGGGGCCGATGCCGCCTGGAACGTGGGGGCCCTCGAGACCTTGCGCGAAGCGGTGGCCGCCCAGGGGCAGCGATCGGGCGCCCGCTGGGCCGATGCGCTGTCGGCGAGCGTGCGGCCCGTGATCACCTACTGGTTCATGGGCCTCTACTGCGCCGCCAAGACCGCCGCCTTCGTGGGCGCCGTCGCGACCGGGGCGGACTGGATCCCGGCGATCCAGGCGGCTTGGACCGAGGCCGACCAGGCCCTGTGGGCCGGCGTCCTGAACTTCTGGTTCCTGGGCCGCGTGTTCGATCGGGTGCGGCCGTGATCGCGGTACCCCAGGCGGCCATCGACCTGGCCAAACGCTTCGAGGGCTTCCACCGCGTGCCCAAGCACGACCCCGGTCGCGCGCACCCGTACGTGTGCCCGGCCGGCTACTGGACCATCGGCTACGGGCATCTGTGCGATCCGAAGCACCCGCCGATCACGGAAGGCGAGGCCGAGGCCTACCTCGCCCAGGATCTGAAGGTCGCGCTCGCCGCCACGTTGCGCTACTGCCCGGTGCTGGCCGCAGAGCCGGAGGGGCGGCTGGCGGCCATCGTGGACTTCACCTTCAACCTGGGGGCGGGGCGGCTGCAGACCTCGACGCTGCGGCGGCGGGTGAACCAGCGGGATTGGACGGCTGCCGCCGCTGAACTTCGCCGGTGGGTATATGGCGGAGGGAGAGTGCTTCCAGGGCTCGTTACCCGGCGCGAAGCTGAAGTTACCTTGCTCATCACAGAACGGAGTTGACCGCGGGAACCCGTGGGAACTGAATCTTGGAGCGACCCGCCTGCGCCACAACTCAGGGCAGGAAGACGTGAGTTCGGTGATACCGTAAATACTCGCGGTGTCCGGGCAAGACGAACCGCAGGCGCGGCAGCGCGTCGAGTTTCAGGAACTGCCTCGCCTCCGCCGCCAGGTGTGAGGAGATTAGGGTCTGACCTTCGTCGTCGAACGAGATCAATCCTTGGTCGAACAACGCGTCAAAATGGACTGCCAGCAGCAGGCCGTTGAAGGGGTCCAGCCGCTCACTTTCGTCTGATCGGGCCCAAGGTTTGGCATGGCTGGCGCGCAGCAGGGCCAGCGGCAGGGTCACATCGCAGAGCGCACAACGCCTCTCCCACAATTCCATCAATGCCTCGCGGAAGACGTCCTGGCCGATGCGCTGCCGCACCTCCTGCGTGCGCTCGGTCTCGGGGATCGCCGCCAACCGGGCTTCCAGTGCTGCCGAGAGCGCGGCCGCAGGATGGGTTTGCAGGGAATGTAGCACCCGCAGCCCCTCGTAGAGCTGGGCGGGGCTCGCGGCCATGCCGACGTCAGTCATGCCCGCAGGCGGTGTGGCGGCCGCCTCCTGAAGCCAGATACGCTGGATCAGACCGGGTTCCGGAATCGCTACAAGAGCGCCTGTCGCATCCGGTCGAATCGCCAGCACGACCGGCGAGCCGCTCACCCGCGCCAGAAACCATCCGTCGTGGCCTGGCTCGATCAGGTCGTAACCTGCATCGGCCAGCGCCTTAGCCACAAGAACCGGCAGACCCAT